AATCATAAAAAATATTATGAAAAAAACAAAGAAAAATATAAGGAATTAGGTTCTAACTATTTACAAAAATTAAAAGAAGAAAATCCAGAAAAATTAAAGGAATATAGACAAAGAGCATACCAAAAGAGAAAGGAAAAGATGAAACAACCAGAAAATATAATTGAAATAATATAAAATTATAGTATTTTTATAATATAATGAATATAAAAAATGAATCAAAAATTAATAATAAAAAGCACTCTTCAAAAAAAGTAAAATTAATTTATGATTTTTATGAAAATGATATTGGATATGCTTATGATGGATTTACACGAGAAACTAAAATAGATAATGTATTTGATTATAATAAAATATTATTAGATTCAATAAAAGATATTACGTATAATAAAAATAGAAATTTAACAATTTATTCTTGGGGTATTTTGAAACATGATGAACCAAAATGTGAAATATCATTTGATCTAACAAAATTTACAACTAAAACGAATATAAAAAATATAAAATTATTTGATGGTAGAAATGTGGAAATTCAACATTCAATAATTCAACACCCATTTTTTACTGAATTACTACAAAAAATAATAGAAGAAATAGAAACAAATAATCCAACTGAAATATCATTCTTTTGTAATCATGGAAAACATCGTTCAGTTGGATGGAGTGAAATACTGAAATATTATTATCCAAATTCTATTATTAAACATAGTATTAAATAATATATTCAGGTAAAGAATTCAAGTAGGCGTTTATATCAAAATAATTCTCTTTTACAAATTCCATATTTTTTAATTATTTAATAATATAATGTTAATTAAATATTAAATCAATTTTTATATATTATAATAAATAATATATAAAAATAATTATATATACAATATATATTTAATGACACGTTCTGGATTTAAGACGGCTCAAAAAGGTGTTAATCTTGGAAAAAAAGAAAATAACAACAAAGATTATAGAATTAAAGATAAAGTGCACCCAGGATATACATTTTCATCAATGGTAATTCCTTTTAACTATATATTGCGGACTAAACACGGAATTTGTTTGAATGAAAAAAATATAAATTACATTCATAATAAATATTCAGTTTGTCGTGTGGTCCATGAAAACAAGAATCCCATTTTAATTAATTTTGAAGAACATACTGAAGAAGAAAATAAAATTATTCAAGAAGAAATAAATATTTATTGGAATACGGAAATAACACAACTTATTTGTTCTACTGATAAAACCAAATCTCACCATTCAAAAGATCTTACAAAAAAGAGAAATAAAGACAGGGATCAAAAATGGTGTTTTTCATAACTTGTGAAATGTGCAAAGGTCTAAAAATTAAATAAAAACTTAAATATATATTCATAATATATATTTATAGTATGAGTTCAACTGACGAGGAGAAATATATAAAATATATAAAGGAATTAGAAGAGGATTTGAAAAAATATAGGTATCTAAAATATCTTGAAAATAACAAAAAGTAAAAAATGTCAAAGAAAGGACTTATAAATTGAAAACAAAAAATCTGGAAAAAGAATGGATGAGAAATATTTATTTCTCGTATATCCAGATTATTAAGAATCATGAGAAACATTTGGAACAGGATATGATATGGAAAATAACCTTGTGGAGTTTGTTAAAATCAATAGAGTAATCCGATTATTATTTAGGAAAATAATATAATTGCGTATATTTATATAAAGATATTTTCTTTATATAAATTATAAAGGATGACTACTAAAAAAGAACCTCCTGATAAATATCGTTGTTTGAAACTTCCTATTACATCAATTCTTCCAAATAATGAAGAAGTTAAGGAAAATATGGAAATCCTACAGAAAGCAATTGTTAGAACAAATGCTATTACAAGTAAAACATATTTTTTATTGCGATTATGGGTTTTACATAAATATCATAATAATCAAGAAATACCTGAAATTACAGAAGATACTATTTCTATGTGTATGAAATCAATAATGAAATCTTCATCAGGACAAAAACCAAAAGGCAATAATGCTGTTTTATTAGAAGAATTTACAATTCTAAATTCATTTGAATTAGAAGATGGTAGTAATTTATCATCTATTTTAGATTACTATGCTACTACAATGATTACTGCTATTGAAAATAATATTAAGATGAGATTTTTTGATTATGTAAAAAGATTTGTAAATTCTTATTTCAAACATCTTTATCAAGAACAAATTGAAAATAAAGATTTTAAGAAACAACTTTACAGAGAAATAAATTTAGTTAAAAATGATATTATCAATAATACTCTTACTTGTGATGAAAAATATCATACTTGGTTAAAAGAATATCGTTATAAGATTGTTCCTGAAACATTTGAAAATAGTTATTATTATGATATTAAAATTACACCTTATAAGTATTTGAAACATATGATTTTTATGTGTTTAGAATTAGAGAATTTAAAAAGGAAATCCTTTCAGTTTTTTCCTATACAAACAAACTCTATACCAAGACACATTCAAGTAGATACAAAAGCATTAGTGGAATTATTTGTAAATACTGAAAAACACCAAAAATTATTAGATGTTTGGATTACTAAAACAACTGAAATACAATCAGGAAAAAATAAAGGAAAACCAAAAAACAAAACAAAAGCAGATTTATATAATTGTTTGGAACAAAACAAAGAATTTATTTGGAACACATTTTTCAATATAACACAGACAAGAAAGAATTATGTTTTTGATTATACCATTATTACGGATGGATATGCGACCTCTTTGAGATTTTTACATAAAGATTTTGTTGAAGAAGAACAAACCAAAAAAGATAAGAAAAAGGCAGGAAAGAAAGTATTACAAGGATTAACAAAAGAAGAAAAAGATAAAATCAAAGAAGATAAGAAAATATTACAAAAAGAACAAGCGAAAAAGAAACGATTGGAAAACAAAAATAAACCTAAAAAATCCAAGAAGGAAGAAAAACAAGAAAAACCAGAATTTCCTTATATTGATGAAGTTCCAAAAGGAGAATTAGAAGGCAAACATATTTTTATTGACCCTGGTAAGCGTTCGTTATTTTCTATGATGGATGATGATGGTAATTATTTTTCTTACACGAATAGAATGTATTTGAAAGAAACAAAACGATTGAAGAATCAAGCATTACTAAAAAATCACAAAGATAAAATAGGAATAACTAAAATAGAAGAAGGATTGAATAAATATAATTCTAAAACTTGTAATATAGAAAAGTTTAAAGAATACATTACTGAAAAAATAAAAGTAAATGAAACATTAGTTTCGTTATATCAAGAACTAAAATTTCGTCAATACAAATGGTATGGTTATATAAACAAGAAACGCACAGAAGATAATATGGTAAATAAAATAGTAAATAAATATAGTAAACACCATATTATTATCATAGGTGATTGGAGTATAGGAAAACAAATGAGAAATTTCATATCCACGCCCAATTTAACATTAAAACGAAAATTACAAGAGCATTTTAAGGTTTATAATATAGATGAATTTAGAACTTCTTGTTTATCTTATAAAACCGAAGAAGTGTGTGAAAATTTATATTTGAAATTCAAGAAAGACCCAAAAGAGAAAGAACGAAAGATACATTCTATCCTAACATATCAAATGGAAAATAATAGGAAGGGGTGTATCAATCGTGATAAGAATGGATGTAAAAATATCCAAAAAGTATTCAATTGTTATATGGAAACAGGAGAAAGACCTGAAAAGTATAGAAGAGAATACAATAATAAAAGTATCCAACCGCTAAAAGCCGTGAAATGTGATACAAGCCCAAGATTTTCTACCACAGAAAATGGATAGGGTGCTTTTACATCACCGAAGAGAAAATAACAAATTTTTTATTTTTTTACAAAAAGTTTGTCTCATTTTTCTTTTTGGTCGGTGTAATCAATTTTATTTATCAAGTAAATATAGGATAAATAAAATATGAAGGAAAATAACCAGCCTACAAAAAATGTATGTAAAGGTTTAACTTTTCAAGATTGTGAATTAGCAATATTACGTATGGCAATTGATAATGCCGAAGAAAAGATAGGAAAACGTATTGTTAACTCAGACGAAATTCAAAATATGATTGGCATTGTTGAAAATTTTATCAAAATTAAAAATTTGATTTGCTATGGAGGTACTGCAATCAATAATATATTACCAGAAGAAGACCAGTTTTATAATAAAGATGTTGAAATACCCGATTATGATTTCTTCACACCAGATGCTTTAAGCGATGCAAAAGAATTAGCAGATTTATATTATAAAAATGGTTATACTGATGTTGAAGCAAAATCCGGACAACACTACGGTACTTATAAAGTGTTTGTCAATTTTATACCTGTCGCGGATTTAACACAAATTCCTAAAGAAATATACAATGCATTGAAAAAAGACTCTATTAGAGTATCTGGAATACTGTATGCACCGCCAAATTTTCTAAGAATGTCAATGTATTTGGAACTTTCCAGACCTGCAGGAGATATATCAAGATGGGAAAAGGTTTTAAAACGTTTAACATTGTTAAATAAACATTATCCGTTAACAAGCATTGATTGCGATAAAATTGATTTTCAAAGAGAAATGGGTAATCAAACAGATGAAGATGAGATTTATGATAATGTAAGAAATACATTAATAAATCAAGGAGTAGTATTTTTTGGCGGATATGCTATTTCTCTCTACTCACAATATATGCCAAAACATTTACGGAAAAAAGTAGAAAAGGTAGCTGATTTTGATGTAATATCACATGATCCTAAAACGACAGCTGAAATAGTTGAAGAAAGATTAAAAGATATTGGTATTCATAAAACCAAGGTTATTTTTCATAACCCGATTGGTGAAATTATACCAGAGCACTATGAAGTGAGAATAGGAAATGATACAATTGCATTTATTTATAAACCAATCGCATGTCATAGTTATAATATTATTAAAATTCATGGTAAAGCTGTCAAAATAGCTACCATAGACACTATGTTAAGTTTTTATTTGTCTTTTTTATATACAAATCGCGATTATTATAATGAATTCTCTGAAAGAATTTTATGTATGTCAAAATTTCTTTTTGATGTTCAACAAAAAAACAGATTGCAACAAAAGGGATTGCTAAAACGTTTTAGCATTATTTGTTACGGTCATCAAGACTCTATTGAAGAAATGCGTGCCGAAAAAGCAGTCAAATTTAAAGAGCTTAAAACGAAAAAAGGTACAAGAGAGTACGAAGAATGGTTTTTGAATTATAAACCGGAATTTTTAAAAGAAAGTAATAAGGAAAGCAACAAACAACCAAAAACTATTAAAGAAAGCAACAAACAACCAAAAACTATTAAAGAAATCAAACCTAAAAAGTTTAAAAAAACAAACCAACCAAAAACAGTTAAAAATAAAAAACGTAAACACAAAAAAACAGTAAAATCAAAAGGGCTCTTCAATTTCCACCTTTAGAAAAGGTGGAGCCAAAGTTTTGCACCACTTTTTGAAAAGTGGTAAGGTGGAGCCAAAGTTTTGCACCACTTTTTGAAAAGTGGTAAGGTGGAGCCAAACCCATATTTTTTGGTTTTACCTTTTTCTTTCCACCTTTAGAAAAGGTGGAGCCAAACTTTTGCACCACTTTTTTGAAAAGTGGTAAGGGGGAGCCAAATCTTTTTGCGCAACTTTTTCTAAAAGTTGCTTTCTAAAAATATTTTAAAAAACTCTTCACACATTTTTATAGCCAATTTACACAATATGTTTTGTTTGAATTCTTTTGATAAATTCATACTAACAATATTCAAAAAATATACTTTATAAATAATAATTTTTTCTATGAAGTAGCGGATACTCATAAAAAAATAATTGTATAATGTCCAGTTATTTACATAACTGCACATTTGTGTTTGTGAACCTTTTATAAAAAAATTATGTATATCCAACATTCCGGAGAGAATCCTATGAAAGTTCGTTTTTTCATTTTTAACATTCAATGTAAAACCAATTTTATCAACGCCCAATAAATCCATAAATATGATTTTTCGGTTCATTGTTTTGTTTTTGGATTGTTTTTTACTATTATTGGTTTTACAATTAAAAATATAAGGATTTAAACCATCCATGTATTTGTTTTTATATATCAAATTTCCATCAATTATATAAGGAATATAACACGACTTAATTATGGAATCAAAAATATCATCTACATTTTTATATGTTTTTTTAACTATTTTTTTCCCACTTATAATATTATTAAAACTGATATACAGTTTTTTAAATATTTTTTCACAAATATTACACGGAATACGATGAGCCAATTTTTGTTTCAAAAATTTAATAAAGTTTAAATTATAGTCTTTTTTGAAATCAGTTAATAATGATTCATACAAACACGGAAGTTCATCTAAAGCATCAATAAAATAAAGTAATCCTACTATGGAACCTATGCTACAACCTGATATACGTTCAACTTTAATATAATTTCTTAATTCCATTTCTCTTATAAAATACAATGCACCCACTAGATAGCTGCCATTAAATAGCCCTCCGTCTAATATTAGGTCTACTTTCATGGGTGTTTTATTAGTATTATTTTTTTTGATTTCATCTGGTAAGTTTTCTATTAATTTATTAATATACGTATTTATCATTTGATTAACAATTATAATAATTATAATAATTATTAATAAAGAATTATAATTATTATAGTTTTACTACGAAATATATTAGTTGTTGTTATTTTTATTATTTTTATTATTTTTATTATTTTTATTATTAAATTCAAAAGTAACATAAATAATAAAATACATGTATTTATATAAATATTATATATTATATATAAATGACAACTCTCGTATCAGGATTTTTAACCAATGTAAATCAAAAAGTGGATTGCAATATAGATAATTTTGTCAATTTAGGTATTTTATTTTTAAAAGCAAAAATTCCAAAAATAATTTTTGTAGACGAAGTAATGTATGAAAAAATAAAAAGCCATGAAAATGAATATACTAAAATTATTTTAATCAACAAAACTGATTATGAATTGTATCAATATATGAATCATGATGTTTTAACTAATTTTTCTTTAAATACAGATAATCCAGCGAAAGATACTATTGAATTTATGTTTACTATGTGTAATAAAACAGAATGGATTAGACAAGCTATTGATTTAAATTTTTTTAATACCGAACAATTTGTATGGGTAGATTTTGGTATACGTCACGTATTTAGGTGCGACGATGAGACATATATAAGTATTTTAGAGTCATTTCATGATAAAAAGTACGATAATATTAGAATCGGTACTATTTGGGATTTACAATCAATGTATAATTATAATATTTGCAGAGATATTACATGGTACTTTGCAGGAGGTGTATTTGGAGGGAATAAAGAACAATTATTAAGGTTTGCAAATTTGGTGAAAGAGAAATGTTTACTTGTTATTTCTTATGAAAAAACGATCATGTGGGAAGTCAATATATGGTATTTAATTTATTTAGAAAATAATGATTTGTTTCAAACATATCATTGTGGTCACGATGATACAATTATTTTAAATTATTAAATTCAACTAAAACTTCCCAAAATGTGTATTGATTTTATTTAATAAATAATAAAATATTCCAAACAATGCACTCATAAAAATATAACCATTAATATTCAAATTACCATCTTTTGAAAAAAGAACAGGAAAATAGGAAAATAGAAATTTTCTAAAAAATGGTAATTGAAACAAAAAATAAAGAACAGCTAACAAAATAGGTACTTGAATTTCATTGTACATATCATCAAGTGTATTAGATCGTTCAGTATTTGAATTATAATCATTTATTATATCATTTGTTTGTTGATAATTACTAATATAATCATTTTGACCTTGATTTTGTGGCACAGGTGGTATAAAATTTGGTTGAATACTCATATCATTTGTTAAATTATTGGTCGTCATTGGAATATCTCTAGATGGTAATTGAGTTGCCCCTGTTACGCTTGCTTGCTGAAGACCATTAACAATTTGATTGATCGTATTTTGATCTAAATTGATAGAAGCTGAATTGTTTTTCATATTTGTTTGTTGTTGTTGTTGCAAAGACTCACTCGCATTTAGGTTTATATTATTATTCATACTACCGCCGTTTGCTGGATCAGTAGGTAAATCCATTATACTTGTAGTTGTGTTTACAGAATCGCTCATATTACCTTTAATATCAACTATAATTATTATAAAGAATGATTGATTATAATAATTACGCAAATTCTCATAATATTGCTAAAATATCGTCTCCATCAATATCAGTTATATTCAATAATTTATAATTATGTTTTTTTAATTTATCTAGAGCAATGTTTACACCATTTTTCCCCAATTCATTTGATAAATCTTTATTATAATCGGTAAAACATTCAGTATCAAAATTCCATTTTTCAAACCTGATTTGTTTAATTTTATATTTAGATAAATCTATCATTTTTATAATTTCAGCATCAAACCCTTCAGTATCTATTTGTAAATATTCAATAACTGATATATTATGTTTTTTACATATCTCATCAAAAGTTATGGTTTTTGCTTTAATTTTTACCATATCTTCTTTTTTACCCCAATCATTCATAGGTATTAATGAGAAATGTGGGTGATCGTAAGTAATACCATTATCAGCTGTTGTACCTATGATACCATTTTTTGCTGGTATATACAATTCTACTGTTTCATCATTATTATAATAAATAGCATTGTTATAAATATACACATTTTGAATATCACAATAGTTTTTAATTATTTCATCAATTAATGTTTTATTCGGTTCTACTAAAATAACCAAGTCAGGTTGATGTTCTTTTACTTTTTCTCTAAATAAATCATTGCCGTTATTAGTACCAATTTGAAAAAATATTTTTGACATTATAAATATTTTTACTATTTTAAAACTGTTATTTTTACTAATAATGAGTTAAAACCCAATTATTTTTTTATTTTTATCACAAGATACAGATTTTGTCGTATATTTATAACATTTATTATCATATTTATAAATTTTATCTTTAATTTCTTCTAAAGGAGGTGCGTGAAATATTAAACAATCTTTATCCTTACATACAGTTCTAAATAAAGAAGCCAAGCCAAACCCTAACAAAATAGACATGATTAATTTTCCATTTTCAGAGTGAATAAATCTACCTAGATGTAAAGCCATTTATTACTATATTAATAATTTATATAAAATATATAAATTATATAAAATATAAAAATATTCAAAATGATAATAATATAAAATAATAAGATCAAGCTTGTAGAGGAATCTTGCTAATTAAAAAATCATTTTTTGGACAATCAACTTCATTTGCTTCATAGCGAAAACAATTATCTGCTTTGTCCTTAAATATAACCTTATCAATATTTTCTGGACTAGGATAAATATAAATCGTCTTCATTTCTGGACCATAAATATATACAAAAAATAAACCGATAGCAAAACTTATTAAAAAAATAGGAAATGAAATATATTCTAATATCATTTTTTATTTTTGTTATTATAATTATAATATAAAAAAATATTACACTAAATAGTAATACCTAGTTCTTGTTTTATTAAAATATTGATTCCATCTATCATCATGTCATAATTACGAACACCATTTTTTTCAGTATATAATGTTAACAATGTATTTTGGTATGATTTATCAAATTTATTAAATATATCATTATAAATTTTATTTCCAAAATCATATGTTCCATCTGCCAAAATTTGTGGAGGAATTATTAAGTTGCTTGGTTTTATAAATACCAGTGGTTTATTTAGGTTTTTATTCACTAGATTTTGGTTCATTGTCTCAAGTAACCAGTCTTTATCCTCCATTAATGCTTTTCTGTATGGAATTGAAAATCTATTCCATATACTTTGATAGTTTTGATTTTCCCATGTAACTGTTCCATCCTCATTATAAATAGGTTGAACAGCGTTAACCCTATTATTCTCAGCTTCATCCTCTCCCAATATTTTTAATTTTTTTACTGTTTTTTTGTTTTTTGAAGATATTTTTCCTGTATAAATTTCACCATAATTAAAATTGACTAGTTCTGGGGGTATGTAAGTATCTTCTAAATCAGCAATACTAGTTTTTTTTTCTATTAAACGATATACCCCTTCATAATCATCAAATTCTACTAATTTGACATTATATTTAAGGCTGGATAAGTCTTTTAATTTTTATTCCAATTGATTTACATAAATGTCAATAGTGTCTCTCACAAATTGAACATTTCCTGTAGTATTAAAATTTTTAATGTATTCCTTTATTTCATTAATTAAAATAAATATTTCTTCTTTTAATTTTGCAATATTTTCATTTTTTATTTTATTATCAACAATATCAAACAAACGCTCATAATTGATATTTAATAAAAAACTTGTATCATTAATCGCTTCTTTAATTTTATCAAAATTGTCAACTGCGGTTTCTGTGTGAGTATAACCAAAAAGCAAATTGTTTTTATATTCAATAATTTCTTTTTTATATTCTTCAATGTCCTTTTCTAATTCTTTAATGTGATCCATAATATTGTATGTAACTCCTGCATTAATAGTAATATTCAAACTACATGGTTCAGTTAAACTACCACATATTGCTTTTAATTCTCTAAAATCATCATTAGGATTATCGCTTTTTTTAATAGAGAAAATAGTTCCTACAGGGCGCTTACAATTGATGCATTTTGGTTTCAATTGTTTAAATTCATTGCGCTTTTCTTTCCAACTCATTGTTTTATTTTTAATTAGTTTCTGTTTATCTTTATTATAATCATTCTCATATTTATTTTTTAATTTATAATATTCATTAAAGGCATCCATTACAGACATTGTGATTCTAGTAGTCATATTCAGTATATTAGTTATATATAGTGAATATTTAATAATTTTAATAAATAAGTTTATTATTCAATATTTGAAATTCATTTTCCCAATTTGGTAATCCAGTAATAAGTTCTTGATGTGCTTGTTTTTTAGCAAGTTGGAATTTTTGGACTTTGGACAATATATATTGTTGCTTCTCTCTATCTTTTCTTTGTTTTTCCATAAAAGTCATTTTCCCTTTGTATTTATAAATTAATATACATCCTAAAATTATTAAAAATAATAAAAATAATCCTATATTGAAAATCCAATTATGAAATTTTTCTTTAAAAATATGGCATTGTTTTAGAGTTTCATTTAAAAAATATTTAACACCGCTTTCTACTAATTTAGGTGGTCGTATTTGTTCATACTCCATTATCATAGTAAATACATTTATAATTATAAATTAAATTATACATAATATATATTATATATTAATTATAAAATGATAAATAGTTACCTGAATATTCTTACTTTTTTATTAACAACACTTGTTTATTATTTGGCTTGGAAACCCAACTTAAAATATAACGATTTGACTGATTCTGTTAATTATAAAAAATATTTAAATAACAATAATTTGTATTTAGCAGTTTATTTTTTTGCAATTGTAGTAGTGCAATTTATTGTAAATGCTTATCTAATAACACAAACTTGTGGTGGGAATATTACTCAGAATATGGCAGCATCTGGAAGTTTTACGTTCATTCCATGGTCATTAATTTTCGGCGCTGTCATTGCAGTTCTTATTTATTACCCCGGTTTTAAATCAGCATTCTCAGACGTAATTGGTTATTATTATGTTTCTAGTTCGGCAAATAAATTATTAACTGAAATTTTGGTAAATAAAGACATCCAAAAAAATATAGATGCTGATGATAATAGCACTCCACAACAAAAGGCTGCAATGCAACAAGCTGCTGATATGATAATAAAAATATGTGGAAACACGTCTATATTAATAAATCAAATAGTTCCATCTAATTTTGTAGACTATTGGAATATGATGAAACCGTTAATGAAACCACAATATCAAACAGATGGCCCTGAAGCAGATGGCAAAAAAAATCAATTATTTGAATTAGTAGTAACACGTGATAATATTGGTGAGGCAATGTGGTATATATACACTGGATTACTAATAACTTCTATTGTTCAACTAAAAATTGCGACACGAGGATGTGTAGTTGATCCAGCTCAAATGGCTAAAAATTATCAAAAATACATTTCAGAACAAGAGGCTGCAAAAAAACAACAACAGAAAGCTACTAGTAGCGTATACACATTGACAAATTAGACCATATGATTAAACAATTTTATTAAATCAAATTTTTCATTATCATCCAGTTTTTTTATATAGAATAAATCCAATGCATTTAGCTTTATTCTATTTACTATTTTACTTTTAATTTCAGTAATTTGTAACAATTCACTATTTTTTTCGGGTGTGAAAATAATATCAAAATCAAATTTAAAATCTAATGTAGATTCTAAATCATCGTCACTCTCAAAATCATGATCTCTGTATTGACTAAATTCAGTTAAATCATCGGCGGAATCATCTACATAAGTACCATTTCTATCGTTGTTATCATTATCACGATCGTTATCGTTATCACGATCGTTATTATTATCACGATCGTTGATATTATTATAATCAATATAAGGTTCATTTACAATCATTTCAATCTCTCCATTTTTTCGTGTTATTTTAAGATATTGAGTATTTGCTTCTATACTATCATTTAAACTAAAATTACTATCAACACTCATAATATTGTTATAATCATTGATATAGTTTTGGTTCTTTTTCATTCTATTATAATACAAATTATAAAATTTATATTATATTATAATTTGTATTACAATTTTATAATAATTTTGGAGTGGCTAAATAAAACATTACTATTAAATAACTTATAATCCCTAAAATTAGTGATAATAACCAAATGGGTAAAATTGTTTTATTTTTATATCCAACTCCAAATTCTCTTATACTTCCATCTTTATTATATAAAAATGCTGGTTTAATCATTACAATAGTACCAAACATAACTATAAATAAAAAAATGGATATTAATGTAATATTTTGTCTTATATAATTTTTATTGATTAACATTGTTATTTGATATAAAATATTAATATATTAAATTATTATAAAACTTGTATTTTTAATTTATAAAAATCACTAATTAAATTTGACACTATGACTCATAATAATCATCATAATCAACGTCATCTCCTTCAAATTGACCATCTAAATAATCTTCTGTGTAACCACCGATATCATATGCTTCGCGCTCTATCTCATTTTCTCGTTCGGTTTCTTCTATCAAATCATCTAAAACAATGTCTAAATTAGTATTGTCCATATTTGTTTCACGTATTTTTTTTTGCGCTTTTCTCTCGTATTGCAACATTTGTTCAACAAATTCCCGTTCTTCATCATAAGTTTCTTTAACGTAAGTAGTAAGTCCTTTTTGTAAGCCTTTACTCCAAACACCTAACTTATTTACTTTTAATATTGTATCTGCGTCTCTCTCCTCGTCTGTCATAGTTTTTAAACGATCTGTTATGATGTCCTTTTCTTTTTCTTTCAATTTGAAAATTCTGTCAACCACTTGGTCATATGATATATCTACAATTTCCTTGTATGAATTCATCATGCGTAAAAATTCAATCAAAAGATTTGCCACTTTTTGTTTCAACTCTTTTTTATCTCCACTTAGTAAGTTAGTATCAAATTCTGTTCTATCATCAATATCAACATTAATATCAATCGCTGTATTCGTTTCATCTAAATAATCAATTGAAACAATATCCTCTACGTCAATTTTATTTCCCAATATATTTTTACGTTGAACATTTTTTACAATCATTGCAGGTTCATCTGTTAAATAAATATACTCATGTAATACTTTTAACAAATAATATTCATATAAAAATTTACTGGTCCTTTCATCAAATATTGGTTTGATTTCTTCATCCTTTCCATTTTCTTTATTTTTAATTGTTATAAAAGTAGGTGTATTTTTTGATAATTTTAAAAGATTATCACATGAGCGTTGTATTTTTTGTAATACATTGTTCAAAGCAGGAACATCATAAAAAACCCTTAATTTATCATAGTAATCGCTAATAATTGTTTTAATTTTCTTTTCGTGAATTTTTGATAAGCCCAAATATTTTGGAATATAATTCTCTTTGTAATCTACTTTATTCAAAATAATATTAGGAAATACCCCTACAAAATTTTCAACGAATGATTTGAAAAAATGCGTAAAATTATAAATGGCATCGTTTGTTATATGATTTTTATTTTTAATAGATTTTGATTTATCTGCACTCCACGTAGATAATGTATCAATGAAGCTTATTACTTCATTCATTTTATTACGTGAAATATCCTTCCCTTTATTTTTTCGCAAAAAATCATTAATTTCTATTTTCATAGATTCATTTTGTCTAATTAAATAGTCATTTAAATTCTTTATTTCTCTGCTTATCTCATTTGTCATTGCTCCAATATCAAAGGTATCCATTGCATTAAATAATAAATCAACTAAAGATGGAGGAACTACTTTTTCACTTTCTGCTTGAAATTCTTCTAATAAATAAAACAATTTTCTCAACGATGAAATCAATGTATTATCAATATCAATATGAATAATATTATTTCTTGAAATAATTTGTATCATGCGTAAAAAAGAATCCATTGAATAATTTATACCAGATTCTTTTAATTTTTTAATAATTTCTTCTCTACTATCAGTCAAATTTATAATATCCAATGGTTTTTGATTGCACAATGGAATTATACTTTCAGGTATAGGTAATAAAGATGTAAAATTACAATAATAAATAAATGCATTATAAATTGTTTTTTCACTGAATTCTTTTTTAATTGGTGGATAAATATTTTTTGTATTGATTGGACTATAAAGTAGTACTGCTGTGGAATAACCTATTATGTCCGATATAATATTTGACAAATTTTCCACTATATTATTGTATTCCCCAATTCTACTATCTTCTTTTTCAAAATACCCAATGGTTGTAGTCTTTTCGCCATTTTTCTCTTCGCAACAAGCATTTTCCAAATAATATTCATTATTCATTTTACTCAAAATCAAATCTTTCTTCTTGACAATATCTTGTATTCTCTCTTGAATAGCTAGAGAGAACATAACTATTTTGGAATGAACCACTAAAATTTGTTCATCTTGTTTTCTGTTTCCTGATTTAAGATTATCTAATAAACTCTTTTTAAATTCACTAGAAATATTCACCAAATTTTTTATTTTAAAAGGTATCAATGGAGGCATAAATTGTGTCCATCTAACAACATCATACTCTCGTGGTATCTCTTCTTCGGGATTTGTTAACAAAAATTCGTTTTTCTCATCCATTTTCCTTTTCACATCAGGTAATTTTAATAAATGTTCATTGATTACAAGTATGATTTTCTTCTCAATAACTTCTTCCTTTGTATTTTTTAATACATACCAGGGTCTAGCAACATTTTTCTTTATTTGATAACAAATACATGTTAAGTAACGTACACTTGTCATATCACCCACGCCATCAAAAGGATATCCTGTAAAAGATCTAACACATCCTGGAAATGTCTTCCTTGTTTTAATGGAAGGAACACTTGTTTGAACACCAATTAAAAACATTCCCAGTGTATAATACAAAATACTAGTATAATACAAATCCTCATAACTCATTGGCGTTCTTGCAGTAGTGCTTGGTCTATTAGATAATTCTTTGATTTTCTTCTTATAATCTTCTTCATTTGGCATCGTAGTTTTCAACACATCTTTCACACAATTGATAATAAAAACTTTTTGATATTCAATGTTGATTCCCATTGCAAATGATAAAGTTGTAACAATATTTGAAATCATAATGGATTCTGGATTATCCAATTTTAAAACAGTATTTTCTTTCAGCATTTGTTTTTTTTGTTGTTCAGCTAATTTGTTTCCTGCGTCTTCCTCTAATGCACTGCGTGTTGAAATTTTAAACCCTGCTTCATATCCTTCTTCCACATCTAAATCTATGTAGGTGATAGTATAACCACTATATTTATCAACCCATTTATCACCATCATCACTTAATGTTCCTATTCTTTTTATAATAGAATCCATAACATTATCATAATTTGAATTATCATTTAAATAAGCGGAAGCTAGATTGTATTTAAAAGTAGGAAATAATTCTGCATTTGTTTCTACACAGTATAACCAATGCGGTGATTCTTGAATACCAAGTGGTCCCAATCCATCCTCTATGAAAGAACGCGTACAAGTATTTACAAATTTGATAATATCTTGTTGTTTTTTCACAAAATCATTTTGGCCCAATATTAAGTCTCTATATTTGGCAAAAGGAGAAATTATAATTGCATTTATTTGCTCAATTCCATCACCTTTATCTATTTGATATCCTAATTTATATTTTTGATTATTATACTTCAACAAATGTTCACTCTTAATTTTTGCAAAAATCTTAATATTTTCAAATAAATAATTGTATTTTTTATTAATTTTTTCTTCAAATTCTTCTTTTGACTCATTGTATTTTTTATCAAACTCATTTAAAATATTTTTTAGGGCATTATGTTTCAATTCCGATTTACTCAATATGATACTTTCACATTTATCACCATCACCATAATCATTTTTTTCGGTGACACTAATGCATTTTTCCTGTAAATTACATAATAAATTAGAATCGGTAACACCATCTTCCTTAGAAGAAGCGTCATCAACAAAATCACTTGTTAATTCCCATTTGTTATTTTTACGTAGATAATATTCAAATTCAACGTTATTATTTGTAATTTTTTTGAGTATGGCATATTGACCATTAATTACTTTCTTGAAACCATTTATCAAGGTATCTGCTAAATAGTCAGCATCTTCATCGTTAAGTTTCAATGTATTTTTTAATTTATTTATCAAAAACATGATGAATTCTTCTGGCGTTTTTGTAAACATATCCTTTTCGTAGTCTTCTAATATACCGTAGTTGGTATCATCGTATTTCTTATCAAAATAAATTTGTTTATCGTTGTCGTTCAATAATTCTTCTCTATTAAAATAAAGTTTCGCAACTATTTTTTTCTTACATGAATTTACACTGTCTTGTGTTTCATCTTTTATGTTTTTCTCAATTGTCAACTTTTCATCTTCAAATAAAGATGACATTTGATCGGGATATCGTAGTTGCATGTTTTGTATAACAATTGTCGTGCTATAAAGTTGCGAATAATCTTTTAAAATGATTTTCCTTAAAATTTCATCATTGGAATAAAAAAACTCTTTTAAATTATTATCAATATCAATATCGTAATCATCAAATAATTCGCGTCGTTTACCATTTTTTTCGGTAACAATGTTTACTACAGGAAATGCGGAAAAAGGGAGACGTTTTGCACTCATATTTAAATTTTTCAAACTATAAAATAATTTGCTTCGTTCAATAAAATTCTTATTATATTCAGAAATTTTTTCATTAATAAAACCAATTATATCTCTATATTGTTGATATGTTAAGTTATCCGTATAAATCAAAAAGGGTTCCAAATAACCAACCACGTCAATAATAGAATATTTACCAGTTATATATTTCTTCATCAAATTAAAAAGGATCCTAGTTTTTGGTATAATAATATCTATAAATTGATTGTAAATTTCAGCTTTAGTGAAACCTCTTTTATCGTCTTCTGAAAGGTTGTTAACATAACTTTTGATATTATTCACAAAATTATTTTCATTGTAATCTATACTATCATTTAAATTATTTACAGTAACTACTTCAACATTTGTGTTTTTCTTTAGTAGTTGCCAATAATCAACAAAAATTGCATTTAAATTTACACGATTCAAAATATTGGTTCCAGGTAAATTGATTTGTGAAAATCGTATAAAAGGTTCTGGTAAAGTTAGAAAGGATTTTAAATATAATTCATCTGGTTGTGTCAAATTTACTCTTACTGCTTCAAAACGACTGCCTTTAAAATTAGTAGCTTCTAATTTAGTGAGCCCCAAATTATATTTTTGAATGACAAAACGTTGAGTATTTAATAAATTGTTACGAAAAACGCTTGAATAAAAATCACCTAAATTATCAATAATTACATTTAAATCACTATGTGTCATTTTTTCGTTCATTATTTCTGTTAAACGTTCATCATTGATATAATCAAAAGGCGTAAAATAAGGATTTAATTCTTTGTAAAGTGATGAATATTTGTTTTGCTCATTAGGTAAAGTGTTTGTTTTATAATTTTCAAGTAAATTTTTGATATTATCTAAATCATGATTTAGATCTATATTGATTATATCAGAAAACTCATCTTCTGCTAATAGTGAATTGTCCACATATGTTTTTTTCATATTTTTTACCACTGGTAAAATCCACAACAAATTTTTATTGAAATTGTTGAAAAACTCTATTAATGGTTTGTAGTCTGGTTTATAAACGATGGACCCGCTTACATTACCGTATTCATCAAAGGTAGAAAATTGCTCACGTAATTGTACAAATCGTTCAATAATATTGTGAATATTATTAAGAACTCTATTTGTGCGTTCCGCGTTAGGAATAGTAGATAATAATTCATCTAATAAATCATTGGTTTGACTTTCAATACTATATCTTTCTGTTTTTCCATAAACATCAACAAATTGAACAATAGGTCCTAAAACTTCGTTTCCAAATTGAATTTGATCAGCTTTTAAAACAAATTCTCTCATTTGTGTTTTAACGTCGCCTAATGGTATTTCTAGTTGCATTTGAACGTTTTCTGCGCGAGTTTTAGCCTCATTTATAAGTTCAGGAAACTCTTCTGTCTCAATTTGTTCTTGATTAACAGGCAATTCAGGTTTATTTACTCCAGTACATGGTTTCTCTCTTATTTCAATCATTTCTATTGGCAAATCTTCTGGAATACCTTTGTAATCAAAATTTATATAAATAACATCATCATCTATCATGCTAATTTCTATCATATCATTTTCCAAATTAGTAATTTCACCTGTAATGATAAGAGGTAAATCGCCTCCAAAATATATATTTATACACGTTCCTGGTAATAAATTATTTTGTCGCGCATATCCTTTTTCGTTGCTTCTACTTTTAATAATCAATTTTGTTATTGTGCCGTCTCCTATGATTCCAGATTCATCAATTTTCAATTTTAGTGTTTCTAGCGTAGCTTCATTTATCAAGAACATTTTATTCTTGTCAATGTAATCAATATAAAAAGTTTGGCCATTAAGTTTTTCATTTGTAGGGTCATATAATTCAATAATATCACCTAATTGAATCTGTATTAATTGACCCTTATCTTTATTTTTCTCGTTACTCGTATTCACAAACGTAGTGTCTGTACTTTTATTTTCATTTGGGTTTTCATTGTTATTAAATATATTTAACATATTATTGTTGTTCTTCTATATTTATATTAGATATTTTTATGCTTGTAAAAACTATATTGATATTATTTAAAGAAAAATTTATAATATAAATAAATAACTGCACAAAATGGCTAACATTTCATATATGAATTTAGGTAGTATTAAAGGATTTAATGAATTACTTCAAGATGATAATAACACTACTTCTAATATTCTTAAATTAAATAAATTAGAATGCAGAACAGAGAATAATCAATTGTATAAAATAATTACTTATGATAAATCTATACTGAATCATGATTTAGTTGATACGTATGGTTTGTGTAGATCAGTTTTGATTAATAGTAAAAATTATGTTGTAGGTTTTGCGCCACCTAAATCATTCCAAGCTGACAAGTTTTTTGAATTATATCCTAATCCTAGTGAAGACATTGTTGCACAAGAATTTGTAGAAGGAACTATGATCAATGTTTTTTTTGATCCAACTATTGGACTTACTGGAGGGTGGGAAATTGCGACAAGAAATATTGTCGGTGCTACTTGTGGTTTTTTTTCACAGCAGACGGAGACACAAGAAAAAAGTAAACAAACATTCAGGAACATGTTTTTAGAAGCAGCAAAAGAAAATAATTTAGTTTTGGAAAATCTAAATAGGAAATTATGTTATAGTTTTGTTTTACAACATCCAAAGAATCGTATTGTGATACCAATAAACAAACCACAGTTATACTTAGTTGCAATTTATTATATTGACAATAATGATAAAAATAATATTACTGTATTTAGGACAGATTTACAGGAAAATACAGATTACTGGCTTACTACAACAATTAAATTTCCAGAAATTTATGAATTTAATGAATATAGTGATTTGATTGATAAATATGCATCCATGAATACAAGTTATGATAAATTAGGGGTTGTATTATACAATAAAACAAATGGTCATAGAACCAAAATTAGAAATCCTGTTTATGAACAAGTTCGTCATTTACGCGGCAATCAGTCAAAAATGCAATTTCAATATTTAACTTTGAGAAGAGAAGGTAAAATGAACGATTTTTTTAAATTTTTCCCAGAAAACAAGAAAGAATGCTCGCTTTTTAGAGATCAAGTACATTTGTTTACAAATACTCTTTATGATAATTATATATCGTGTTACATTAAAAAAGAAAACACATTAAAAGGGTTTTCACCTCAATATAGAACACACATGTTTCATATTCATGAAAAATACAAAAATGAATTAAAAGAACAAAAACTATTTGTGACAAAGAAAATTGTCATTGAATATGTGAATAATTTACAGCCACAATTATTGATGCATAGTTTGAATTATAATTATAATTTGCTTGTGAATGATATGAAAAAATCAAATTTAGAATAATAAAAAATATATATATATTATGACTGATAAAATAACAGATAATCTTATAACACATCAAAATTTAGGAAAAAAATTTGCGTATTATTTAGAAAAAAATGAGGGTATAAATCTAAAAAATTTATATCAATCTGTTATTGACAATGTAAAAAATTTGAACGATAAACAAACAGAATCGTTTGAAAAAGAAATTGATTCTTTTTTACAACCTGTATCAAGCGGAGGGAAACGAAGAACCAAAAGAAAATCACGAAGGACCAAAAGAAAATCACGAAGAACCAAAAGAAAATCACGAAGAACCAAAAGAAAATCACGAAAATACTGGTGGGGTGGCGAAGAAGAAGATGAAATGTGTTTGATATGTCAACGCGAAATAACAAAACCAGAAATTCAAAATAGTATTGAAATAAATGAGTTACCTAATAATAACGGTGTTTTACCAAGAGAAACTGTAATTCATCATACATGTGTGGCTGGAACATCAAATGATATACCTATTAAAAGAGTGTATTATCATGGTGGTTGTTTAGCTGATTGGTTTAGAAGCAGATACGCACAACACCAATGTTTAAGTTGTAATGGTAATTTAACTAACGCAGAAACAAGTGCAATTATAGAAGCCTTTCCTCCTGAAGGTGGTATTGAACGTGACACTGGATATCGCATTGGAAATGTTGTTGAAGGCGATGATGAAAACGATGTATTAGTTATACAATTGAATTTAGCAATACGTGAGTATGATGAGTATCATGATAATATATTTGGACGAAATCGTCGTGCTAGTGTTGAAGAAATGCGTGAACTAATTAGGAGGGGGCGAGTAGTATTAGCCTTAGGTAATTTACTTAGACAACGTCATTTAAATGGCTTTAGGCGATATTTGTTTTTATTTATTCGGGCGTGCCATATGGGTACTTTTATTAATCCTCAGGAAGAAGCTTTTATACTTGATAATTTAAGTAGAATGAATGAAACACAATCGTTTATTTCGTTAATGCTTTGCTTTTTTATGACAATTGTTATTTGGTATTATTTTTCTATGTGGATAGCAAATCAGGTAACCGGCGGTAACGGGAAAGATGAAATAATAAATGAAAAAGAACCACTAGATTTATTAATAAAATTATTGAATAAACTAATTGAATATAACAAAGGAGGAAATACCGCAGAAATTGAAAAATTTCTTGGTTTTGTAAAAAAAAATATAGATATAAAATAAGTATAAGATGAGATTCTTTAGAACCTTTATTATTTTAGCTGCTGCAATTTTATCTAACAATAGTCTTGCTGCTAATACAGGAAAACGTAATGAACTATGTGATCGTGAAAAGCGTGTAAGTGGAAGTAATAATTGTGTTCAATTTAGTGTAAGTTCAGGAACTGGTTGCGCTTGGATGTGTAATTATTGTGCATCACAATTAGCAACAAACAATTATTATTTTACAGACGGGGTATGTACGTATCAACAAGGTCAAGGATGTGTTGGTAATCCAGTTGCTGGAAAAACCTACACATGTTGCTCTGTTTAAAAATAAAATTAAGCTATGCGTGCAGCGGTTAAAAATCCTTGGGTTTTGGCTGGTGCCATTAATACACTTGGACTACCAGTTTGAACTACTAAATTTAATCGTAACGTCCAACTGCTTGTTATGTTAGCAGGTGTAGTGTAAACAAAAGAATTACCCATCATATAAAACCAATTTGTAAAACTTAATGGAGCATATGTACGACCAGATAATTCATTATTACTATCATCAGCATTTGTAACTGTATAATAAGTATCATAATTAGTAGCAGAACATGTTTGTAAACAACCTTGAAAATTAATAATATAAACACCAGGGGTATTGATTACTATAGATGATATTACACTAGTACCATTACCATATGAATTCCCCCCGGGTATAGTAGTGCTATATGTATAACCCAAAGTATTTTGATTAGCTGAAGGTACAGCTCCAGAATAATTATAATTTATTGTCATCTTGCGAATATATTTTTATATTATAACGATATATAATAAATATATTATATTGCTATAATTCAATTAAAGTGTGAAAACTCTTTTTTTGCTATAATTCAATTAAAGTGTGAAAACTCTTTTTTGATTTTTGCATATATATTTCTAGCATCTTGAATGCATTCTTGTAAATATCCTTTAATACTTGAAATATCTATTGGTTGTTTGAAAGCAATACGAATAATACTTTCAACGTCGTGAGGATGAAATTTTTTGAAACCAACAAATGATACTATTTTTGTTCCTTCAAAGAATTTTTCAAACAAAATAAATTCTAATAATTTCCCAATTGTATAATCTTCATTATCTAATTTGATATCAAAACAGTTTGACATTGTATTTAGCGAATTTTTAATTTCAATATCATCACTATGTATTAGCATTTCTAATTCATCTAATCTTTTATCAATAATTTCACATGCCTTATTCATTATTTCTACATTACTATACACACCAACACTTTGAACTATAAAATCAAAACTGTCTTTTTTAACAATACGTAGCGCATCTAAAAGTTTCCAATTTTTGGACTCAAAATCAATCTCTTTGTCATTTTTCCCTTCATCTTTCCAACCTTGTATTTTTTTTGCTAATTCATTATTAATAGCAACATCATCTGGTGTAAAACCATATGAACAAGTAGATACTACATTGAACATGCCATCATCTTTTGCAGTGGAGACAATAAATTCACATGTTAGATGTATTTTTTCACCGACCAGATCATCTGAAAGTTTAGGACGCAATCTAACAAAATCAATAAAATAACCAGTGTAATCATTTGGTGGGAAAATATTTCTTGTATCTTTTTCACTTAAATAAGAATCAGTTATAAGATTCTTAATCTTAAAATCTTGAGTAGTTACATACATTGTTGTATCTGTAGTATTTTCTACATTTACTTCTAACAAATAATTTTTTAGATTAATTTCTTCAAAATTAGGTATATGAATAGGAATACAACTCAAACGTTGTTTTAAAATTTCATTATTTAATCGTGATGTATTTGTAATAATATTCGCCTTACATTCTTCATAAGGAGATGTCTTGAATACAACAGTTGGGATATCAGACAAAATTGTCCTGCGAATTGCATTAGCAATACTTACATTTACACCACTTAATGTAAATGACAACATATCGCCTTTCTTACTGTTTTTTTCAATATGAGGATTCATAGTTCTAATTATAATAATACTTTATATTTATATTGAATTAATTAATCATTTTTTTTTAAAATTAGTTAAAAATAACTTAAATAAAGATACAATAAAATATATATCAAATAATGAGTACAATTTTATATTATAGTAATTTTTGCGAACATTCTAGAAAACTTTTACAAACTTTATCTAAAACAGATATTAAGAAAGATATTCATTTTATTTGCATTGATAAAAGAGTAAAGGACAATAATAAAACTTTTATTGTACTTGAAAATGGTAATAAAATTTTGATGCCAGATAATATTAACAGAGTACCAGCTCTATTGTTATTAACTCAAGGATATAATGTTCTTTACGGAGACGCTATTTTAGAACATTTTAGACCCGCACAACAAAAAATGGTAAAACAAGCAACCCAAAACAATATGGAACCAATGGCCTTTTCATTTGGAGGTGGCGGTGGCTTTGGTGATGTGGTATCAGATCAATATAGTTTTTTGGATATGGATGCCGATGCATTAAAAGCTACAGGTAATGGTGGAATGAGGCAAATGCATAATTACGTTGACCTTAATATGAGTAATCAAATGGGCATACAATGTCCAACAGATGACCATGATTACAAAAAATCAAACAAAATACCTGAGGGTTTAACAGTGGAACAATTACAACAACAAAGAGATCAGGATTTACAAAAATTAACTGGTAATCGTCAACCAATGGGAATATAATTATTTTATCTATGTATAAAAATAGTATTTTTTTATAATTTTAATTATAATATAATTATAAAAAATAATGACAATTGAAAAATATAACAAGGATGGATATTTAGTTGTTCAATCAGTAATAGATAATGATACAATTGACAAAATTGTAAATGAAATTTATGAAGAACATCCTGAAAACAAGAATTCAAATAGAATTATTGATGCGTGGAAACAATATGACATAATTGGATATCTTGCATTTAATAAAAAAATTATGAACATATTGCATCACCTATACAATAGGACCCCGTTGCCTTTTCAAACTTTAAATTTTTATTTAGGAACTGAACAAAAACTACACTCTGACCAGATACATTTTTGTAGTGATCCAAAAAATTTAATGTGTGGTGTATGGATTGCATTAGAAGATGTATCCACAGATTCTGGACCATTGATATATTATCCTGGAAGCCATAAATTACCTTTTTATACAATGCAACATTTAAAATTAGAACCTGGTAATTATATTGAATATGAAAAAAAAATAGAACAAAAAATTGATAAGGCTGGTTTATCACCGAAATATGGTACTATTAAAAAAGGAGATATTATAATTTGGCATGCAAATTTAATACACGGAGGAAGTAAACGTACTGATATGAATATTACCCGAAAATCAATTGTAATACATTATTTTTTTGAAAATTGCAAATATTGGACACCATTATTATCTACGCCAAATAATATAATTTATAGAGATCCTGCTACGTTTGTTGATAAAAAATTTAATATAACAAGTCTTGCCAAAAATAAAAAAAATGATGTAAAATATGCAAAAAACTATAAAAAAATTTATCCTGATTTACAACATTTTACCGATGAAGAAGCTTTTGAACATTATTATAAATATGGGATTTATGAAAACCGCCAGTTTTATTGAATTAATATTATAAAGAAACTGGTTTAAACATAAATTTAAAATAAAAAATAATAAAACATCCATGTCAAGCCAAAATATTTTATCTGCCTTTAATGACCATTTTGTAGAATTTATTACAGACGTCCACACTGTTTTCCCTGAAAACGCTGATGTATTAACAGCAAAAAATTCTCTAATCATGATTAGAAAAGCAAACCCTAAAATGATTATTAAAATCTGGAAGACCAATATAGTTGATAAGTATAGAAATCAAATTGAAAACGGTGACATATCTTTTTTTATAGAAAAAGATTATTCTGTTGATTTATCTAAAGCAGAATATTCAGGTAAAATAATGGAGGGTATTGATAGATTACGTGAGCCTATTAAAAATATGACTTTGGAAAATCGTGACAAAACAATGAAATATATTCAAAATTTAACAAAATTATGTATTTTGTATGAAAATTAAATACAGAAATAATATTATTTACAAAAAGATAGACTTAAAAAATATAAATATATATAACATATAAATGTCTACTAGTGAGTCAAATAAAAAAGAAGTACCTGAAGAGTTTTCAAAGGTGATTAAGGATTTTGTCAATGATATTAAGATAACATTCCCAGAATATTTGTCAATTATCAATAAATGGTGGAAAGACCCATCTAATTTTGATTATATTGATGAAGAGGAAGAGAGAATAAAGGTTATTAATGAAGCCGAAAAAACTAGCACTCGTATTTTATTTTCATTTTGTCAAAAAAAATATCCTGTGAAATTTTTTGAAATACTTTATCAAAATGATGATATTTTTAAAGAAGATTCAAACGTAGACACGGAGTTTTTACCTCATATTCATTTTAAGGATTTATGGCAATTTGATATAACAGAAAAAACGAGGGAAACTATTTGGAAATATTTACAACTAATTCTTTTTTCTATTATTAATACAATAGAAAACAAAGAAGCGTTTGGTGATAGTGCAAAATTATTTGAAGCCATTAACGAAAATGATTTTAAAAATAAATTAGAAGAAACATTGGCAAAAATGCAAGAAATTTTTAATATGAAATCTAATAATAATGATGATGACAAGGAAGATAATGACAATTGTGATGATGAAGGTAATGACAATGATAATAAAAATAATATGGGAAGTAATTTTGGTTCAAATTTAAATATGGATGACTTGCCAAATCCAGCTGATTTACACGATCATATTACAGGTATGTTAGAAGGTAAATTAGGTAAGTTAGCTAAGGAAATTGCAGAGGAGACCGCTGAAAACCTTGATTTAGGTATGGATATAGATGGTTCTACCGATATGAAAGATGTATTTAATAAAATAATTAAGAATCCAGGAAAATTGATGGGATTAGTAAAAAATGTTGGCGAAAAATTAGATACAAGAATTAAATCAGGAGAAATAAAAGAGAGTGAATTAATTGCTGAGGCAACAGAAATAATGAATAAAATGAAAAATATGCCTGGAATGGATGGAATTCAAGAAATGTTAAGTAAAATGGGAATGTCTGCATCTGGCTTAGGAAAAGGAGGTAAGGTTAATTATGGAGCCATGGAGGCTGAGTTGAATAAAAAAATGCGATTGGCAAAAATGAAAGAGAGAATGCATGCTAAATCTGAAATGAACAAAGCTGCAAAGGAGGCACAGACACAACAACAACAACAGTCAACAACTAAACCAGCTATGACAGAAGACGAATTAATTGCATTGTTTAGCAAAGGTGAAAAGGCTGAAAAAACACCACGAAATGCCAATCCTAATAATGTTATCAGTGAAAGTCAAACAACCATCAAACCAAAAAATAAAAAGAAAAAGGGTAAGAAATAAGTTCTATTGAAACAAAAGAACAATTTGGGTAAATACAATATAAATACAATAAATAAATATTATATAAATTAAATTATATAATGTTTGAAGACACAAATAGCTCAGGAAAACATTTAATTTGTGATTTCAAAAATATAACAAACCAAAAATTATTAAATAGTAAATTAGAATTAAAATTAATGTGTAAAGATTTATGTATTGAAAATAATTATACAATTTTAGGCGAAGTAGAACATGAATTCCATCCCCAAGGGTGTAGTTTTATTTTTTTGCTTTCTGAATCACATTTATCACTCCATACTTTTCCTGAGAAAAATCATTTAGCTTTTGATTTGTATACTTGTAGACAATATGAAAATAATAATGTGTATATAGACATTTATTTAAAATTATGTGAAAAATTGGGAACGACTTGTCAACAATCAGAATATAATATAATTGATAGGACATTTCTTTCCACTTTTTCAAAAAAGTAGATTTGATGTTTTGCTCCACTTTTTTTAAAAGTGGATTTAGAGTTTTGCTCCACTTTTTTTAAAAGTGGATTTAGAGTTTTGCTCCACTTTTTTTAAAAGTGGATTTAGAG